CCCGCCAAGATGACGTCGCCGGGACCCATCTGGGTGTAGAAGTCGAGCGTCCTATTGATTGCCACGAGTCTTCTCCTTCACCGGCTCGGCCTTGACTTCGAGGTTCTCGGAGACGATCTCCACGTCATCGCCTGTCACCTTGTCCTGAAGGTAGATGCAAGTGCGAGGCTTCACTCGAACCTTGGGAAGCGACCGCACGAGGTCGCCAATGTTGTCGCTCCAGCTCATGTCCCCGTGCCTCCCAACTGAGACCAGTTGATCCAAAGGTCGAACACCGGGTCGATGGTGCCGTCCGTTGCGCTGCTGTTCTTCTGCCACACCTGCACGTTCACGCAGGGCGGCTGCGTATCCCCATCCACCGATGCGGGGCGCACCCCCGTCCGCCCCAGTGGGACTGGAGTGAGGTTTGCGGCGAGACCCGCAGGGATGAACACCCGAACCACGGGCGCCACTTCCATCACGGTATCGATTGTCGAACCGAGAGAGGCCGCGCCGCTGGCATCTACGTTTGTGAGCTTCTGGCGCACCGAGGTGACCTTGAGGTGAATCTCGGTAACCAGCGGGAACGCGATCTGCATTGCCGCTTCAGGGTTCCCGTTCGGAGTGGGAGCTTCGCTTGGCTCGATGGGGCCGGGGGAAGACCCGTTGGGATCTCCTGTGAACGTAAACGGAGCACCGTACATGGCTTCCCAGCCCGTGTCGGGAGTGGGGCTGGCCGTGAGCGCACCGTTGAGAAGTATCTGGTTCATGGTCGGCAAAGGGAGAGGCCCCACGAACGGGAACGAGTAGATCGCCTCCGGGTGAGCCTCGCTCATCGCCGACGCCCCAAAAGAAGCCGTGACCCAAAAGGTGCGCGCAAGAGAGTCGCGCACATTCGCAAGCTGCGTGCTTGGCCACGACGACTTGTCGACAAAACCTGTCCCGGACTGCGAGAGGCGAATGGTAGGGACCGACCAGTCGAGAGCCACCTCGTAATAGGAAGCCCCTTGCGTGTTCTGGTCCGCGGGATCCGCGGGAGCGACAGCCTCGGCGACGTACTGCCCGTGGGAACTGCCGAGTCGGGTGCTGTCGACCAGCCCGAAGGCCCTCACTTCATTCTCCGCGGGCGTGCTGCCGGGAAGCACCTGAGAGAGAGAAGGAGAGATAGCCGCGGGGACGCACGGAGAAAGCGCCGACCGATAAGGGAGAGACTTCGTTCCGCTGCCAGTCACGTAGACGCCGTAGCTTGTGGCGTTGTATGGCTGCCTGTCCGGCGTATAGGCCAGCGCGCCGCTCCAATTGTCGGGGCCCGGGATGTCGGTGTTCTCGGTGAGCGAGAGGGTGGCGCCGGGATAGCTCGGCAGCAAGGCCAGTTCGCCCACGGTCATCTTGAACGCGGGAGGCGGGAGTTGGACGCTGCCGGAGGGCTCCCCGAGTTGCGTGGTGCCCCCGGGATGAGACAGCGAAAACGCAGCTACGCAGCGTCCTGCCCCGTATGCGTGCGGGAAGTTCTTTGTACTGGTATTCGCCATCTGATCCTCTGAAGAGAAGGTAGGCAGGGGGCTGTTTTGACCCCCTGCCTATCACTCACGTTGCGAGCGCGATGGTTGCGTTCCAGCCTGGCGCCGTGCAGCCCATTTGTGCATAATATCCAGCCCTTACCTCGACTGCGTCGGCATTGTTCTCGCGAAGGAACCTCAGACCGTCGGTCATCAGGATCTTCGGAGCCATGCCGAGAGAGTACAGCTTCCAGGTGTCCATCTGGAGCATGTACGCGCGCCCGCTCGGGCAGTTCGGGTCAGCAACCACCATGGCGCTGCCGCTCGGGAGGTGGATGCGTACGGCCTCGAAGAAGACGTCCGCAACGTCAGAGCTGCGCATGAGGTCGTAGACCACCTTGCTGCCCAAGCTCTTGATGAGTTCGCTGTAGGACAGCGGGTTCATGAAGATCACGTCCGGTCGGCCGCCTTCTCGGAAGAGAAGCGCGCCAGCGCCGATCATGGCCTCCTCGATCGTCTCGGCGGTGCCATCATATCTGATACCCCCTAAGCGCGTGGGGTCACTTGATCTGTCGACTCCGAAGAAGCTATCTCCCGCTGCGGGAGCCACCGGAGGAAGCCAGCCTTCAAGGCCGGTGACCTTCAGGGTCTCCGTGGGCGTGCTGGGCTGGTCTCCCGACTGGAAGATCAGGTCGCCAACGGTGATGGCGATGGGAGCGCCTACCGGGTTGAGGTTGTCCACGGTGATGGTTCCGAGGTCGCGGTTGACCGCAACGATCGGAATCTGAGTGGTCGTGCCCACGCCGAGGCCGGTCTGAAGCACGATTTGCATCTGCACCTCGAACCGGACGATGTCCGTCGGGTTCGAGAGCGTCAGCACGGTCTCCGCAGGGAGGGCCGCGTTGATCGCCGCAATCGTCCCGCGGACGCCCGTGCCGTTGCTGTAGAGGCCGCCAGCGAGGTCTTGGGTCAGAGCGCGAAGGATGCCGTCGATCTCAGAGGCGGCAGCCTGCATGAACGCGTTGGCGTTACCCACCGAGGCTTCGAGAACCTCGTTCTGGATCGCAGCCAGACCGTAGTTCCTGATGCGCTTCAGCTCGAAGTCCTTGTACACGCCGGGGCTCTTGTCCTCCTGAGCGCGGATAAAGTCCGCCGAGCGCCCCTGGGGTACGCCGACCTGCAAGGGCAACGGAAGCATCTTGCCGCCGAACGCTTCCATCTTCGGGATGGCAGCGAGCCACGGGTTGTTGCGGTACACCAAGTTCTTGACCCGGAGGTCGGTGTAGTGAACTTTGAGGGCCGCCTCAAAGCTATTGAGATTCAATGCAGTCATGGGTTACTTGCTCCACTCGATGAGTTTGGCGGCTTCCTGAAGAGACATGTCCCTGTCCATCGAAGGGCTGAGGGTGGCGGGCCTCGACGTGTTGCCGCTGGTTTGCTGGTTGGATAGTGTCGGCGGTCCCGGGTTCGGAGTCGTCGGTGAGGGGGTTCCCTGCTGGAACTTCCCGCGCGTCTTCTCGTTGTCCAAGGCCTTCGTCACCAGCTTCTCCAGATACGCCTCAACCTCACTGGCGGCGTCCTTCTCACTCATCAACTGGCCTGTCTGCTGGTGGCGAGCGGTCATGACCTGCCAGACCATGTCGCCCGCGTCGGCAGCCTGGACGAGCGGGTGCTCCTCACTGCTGCCTACGTACCGCTTCACATTCGACCTCGCTTCATCAACAGCGGCTTGCATCTTTACCTGTTCAGCCATTTGCTTCTGTTGCTGGAGCTCGGACCTCAGCGAAGTCAGTTCGCTCTTCAAGCCCTCGATCGGATCGGGGCCAGAACCTTGTAGCCGCTGGGCGATGGCGTCTCTGTCCATGCCGCTGCGCTCGAGGAACGACACCGGGTCAGCCTTCGCCTGATTGGCGAGGTTCTCCGCGTGCTGAACCTTGTACTGCTGCTCTTCGAGCGCTCTCTGCGACTCGCGGTTCTTGCGCTCCTGATCAATCAGGGAACGCAACGCCGTCGTCGCACTCGGGCTCGAGATGTAGTCGGGGTCGGTAGTCGGGGTGTCTGGGGTGTTCTCTTCGTCGCTCATTGTGGCCTCACATCACGATGTTGCCGTCTGTTGGACCCACGGCCGTAGGCGGTGCGCCTCCGGGTCCGGGGGCTGGCGGGGCTCCGGGTACCATCGCTCCCTGAGCCATCGCCATTTGCTGCATCTGCGCACGCTGCATCATCTGGTGCGTAGACACGAGGTACTGCCGAAGAAGATCGAGTCGATCCTCCGGTACTCCATTCTGCTCTGCATTCTGCAAAGCCGCCTGCACCTTCTTGAGGGCGAGCGTGTGGTCTTGGTAGGGCGGTGGAGGCATGTAGCGACCATCGTCCAGCATGAACTCGATGTTGCGGTCGATGAGCATCGACGCTGCGCGGTCGAGAGAGAGCTGAGCTTCGAGGTCGGGGAAGTCCAGCAGCCGCTTCGCCTCGTCGGGACCGAGAAGGTTGAGCGAGATCATCTGCTCCACGAAAGCGAGCCTGCCGGCCGGTGTTACCGGCAGGCTCGATGACGGGTGTACCTGAAGTACGTAGTCATCGGCCTCCATGTCGACCTCGGAGAAGTCCACCGCCTCGATGGTGTTCTTGTCCTTGCTCATCACAACGCTGTATTCGTTGTCCTCGGCGTAGATGTCCCTGCCGAGGTCCACGACCTGCTTCGCAGCCTCGATATACATCTGCTCGTACTGCCGCGAGACCGTGGTGAAGCGCAGGCTCTCTATGTCTTGGTACTCCCTCAGTGCTACCCCGGAATCCAGACCCGCAGGCTTGCGCCCGGTGGCCGCCATCTGGGTGATGCCGGCGAGCTCGAACGCTCTCGCGTACAGCATCTCCAGGTGGTCAAATACCTCCCGCGGTAGCACAGGGGGAGCTGCTATCTGAGGCGCTGCTCCCGTGTACGGGATAATCGTGCCAACATCATTGTTGAAGAATGATTTCCGCACCTTAGAGTTGTTCTCTACGTAGATACGAGGCACAGCCATCAGATGAATCGACTTGTTGATGCGGATCATCAGCCGGTTGATCTCCAACTGAATGCCCATGATGTCCTCGGCGATACCGCTGCCCCAGAACCCGAGCATGCGGTCGCTCCATCTCACGAACACGAACGGGAAGTAGCCCTTGTCCCAGGGCTCGTCGTAGAGGGTCGCGTTCGTGATGACCAGACAGTGCCGACCGTCATTGGTGTCCGGGCCGCTCGGAAGGTGCCAGCCCTCGACCACTTCGATCTGATCTACAAGGCTGTCCACCCCGTAGTCCATGTCGTTGGTCGTCCGGTCCGCGTTCCTGATCTGATTCGCGTAACCCGGGAACATGTCGAGCAGCACTTCGCGGTCGATGAACTTGCGCTGATAGAAGGTGCGGGGCTCGCCATAGAAGCCGTCCGCCTGGTTGACGAAGACCTCGCCCGGGAACACGCGCTCGAATGTGATCTCCTGCCCATGTCGGAAGACCTTCATGACGCCAGTGCCCATGACCGCAGCGTCCATCAAGATCTTCGGAGCGAGCATGTTGAACCGCGCCGCGTAGAACGCGTGGCTCACGAACTTCTCCAGGTTGCGCGCCCGCCGCTTCAACGACCAGTTTCCCCCATGGGTGATGAAGCGGGGACGCGGCTGAGATCTGGAGAGGCGCGAGACCGCCGTGTCGCAAACGCTCTTCACCACATTCAGGGTAGAGCGCTCCGCTGCGTATACCCTGTCGTGGGTGAAAGGCGTGTAACCGTAGAAGTCCCGGTTCCCGTACAGGCGGATGTAGCGCATGTAGTCTGCGCGCCGGGTCGAGTCCGCTGTCTCGAGGTCACGGAACGCGACGATGAGGTCCTCGTGAGGATCATCGTCGGCCCACCATTGAAGTGCTGTGAACTTGTCAGTCTGCATCAGCCACTCGAATAGAACATCGCGAACTCGTCATCCTCGTCCGCTTCCTTCTCGGTCACGTTCATGGATGAGATCTCTACGATGATATCCCCTATCCTAAACTGTGTCACACCCAGGCGCTTCAGGGCAGCGACTAATTGCACAAGTTCCTCGCTCGACTTGATCAACCCAGGTTCTCCGCGTCCCGATTCCACCACTCCTCCCCTTCTCCCGCCGTCTCTTCGGGCTCCCACCACGCGGTGGTGTACGTTTTCTCCAGAATCTGCTCCTGCTGTTCCTCCATCTTATCCTCTACTTGCGACCAGTACTGGCGGCTGCCGTACTCCACTTTCGCCTCTTCAGGCGTGTACAGGTACTGGTAGCAATAGCGCCAGCCATAGAGAAGAGCATCGCAAAGATGGTCATCATAGCGGGTGTCATCGGGCCTCAGTTTCTTCTCGTCCCACTGCAGCACGTTCATCTCTTCGAGCAAATCCCGGTTGGCGGGCTCGTTGATGAGCACGGTCTGGGTGACGAGATCGCCGTTGAGCAGCTCGATGTAGGCTCTCTTCTTACTCTTCTCCGCTTCCTTGATATTGATGCCGAAGCGAGCCTTCGCTTCCTCGACGTAGCCCTTACCGATGCCTCCCACGTCCGCAACGATGCTGTCGAACTGGTACTCGTCGTCCAGATCTTGCATGATCTCCGCCACCTCGGACGGGATCAGGCCGCTGCGCTTGAAGCTCTCGGCGACGATCAGTTTATTTTGCCGGTCGCTGTAGGCGCATACAACAAAGGCAGATGAATGGGTGTATCCGAGGTCCACTCCGAGGACGAAAGACCAATCATCGTCGGACGGATCGAATCCATCCACCGTCGAAAATCGCTTGTAGACCAGGGCATCGGTGTCCTTGATCCACTTCCCGCAATACTCGCGCAGATATGTAGGATGGTTATCGTCCCACTGGTACTTGGCGCGGCGCTTTTGAAGCCAATCCGCCGCGTTCGGGATGAACGGATTGTCAAGGAGAGTCCACGAATGTGTACTCCAACTGCCCCCTGGCAGAGTAGCGTCGTGGAAGAATCCGGTACATGTGGCATTCGGCGTCCCCGTTAGGCAGATGGTCCCGTCATAGTCCAAGATCGCAGGCTCGATGATGTCCTCAATCATCCTCGACAGATACGGACGGAATGACTGTGCTTCATCGATGATAACTAAGGGGTACTTCGGTCCTCGGAGGCGTTCGATCTCGCTCTCGTCATTTGCTCCACACAGGAAGATGGTGCTCGCGTTGGGGCACTCCACTATCAACTCGTTGCGGAGGAACTTCAGCCCCAAGTTGTGCTGTTTGTTCAGGTCCAGAAAGACTGGCCAAACGATCTTCTTCGCTTGCTGCCTGGTCAGCGTGATAATCGGAATCATCACGTTCGGCATACGGAGCGCTGTCTGCAGAGCCATCACCGTGATCGCGTAGCTCTTGCCCGCTCGGCGGCTGCACACCGCCGCTTTCGTCTTGCTTGGGTCGTTTACGAACTCTAGCTGCTTGTCGAACAGAAGGCGGTCGAAGCGCATGTTCTCCCGCCGCTGCGCTCTTCTTGCGGCCTCGAGGAGCACTTCCCTTGCTTTGCGATCGTCCATCTCCTGAGAAGATGGCCCAGGTGACGCGGTGGTAAGGGACGGAGAGCGCTTCTGTTTTCCACCCGACATGAACTGAGTCCCCTTCCTTGTAGATCTCCATCTCGGGGCTGCTCTTGAACCGCTTCGCGCTCACTCGCGTTCCCGATGGGTCCGGCACGTAGTGCTCGAACTCGACTTCCTTGATTTGCTTCTTCGTCACTCTTCTCTCCATGACTCGTAGAGGCGATAGGGGTTGTAGATCCAACCCTTGTGCTTGGGCGTCACCTTGTCGAACGCCTCGGTCTTGTGCGTGTAGATGATGTGCCGAGGGCGCTCGTGCTCGATGAGGGTGTCCATGAGCTTCGTAAACAGGCCGTGCCTTCGCAGGCTGTTCTTCACGTAGGCATAGTGCAGCACCAGGCCGTCGTTGAACGTCTCCGCGTGAGCCCATCCGCAGATCATGTCGCGGTCCTCGGGGTTACAGAGCACCACCGCGAGACCCTTCGGGAGAATCACTTCGAGGATCGCGTGGTGCATCTGGTAGTACACGTCGTTGGGCACCAGCCTGTTCGCGATTCCGCCCGAGCGGTAGCTCTTGAGCCAACTGTTCGTGATGAACGGGACGTCCCCCGGCTCCGCTTTACGCATTTGAACTACGTCGCTCATGGTCTCAAGTCCCAAGGGTCGTCATCTACTGCGCCGCGTTGGAGGATTCGCAGGGCTCTTCTTCCGACGAGCTCCGCGACTTGCGGGACGACCGCGTTTCCGAGAGCACGCAATTGAGCCACGCGGCCGGGAATCCCATCAGCCACTGCACCCACCTCGGGTTCAGCTTGCCACCAGGTGAGGGGGTCGCGTTTGGCAAGTGATGAACTGCTCTCCCCAGCAGCGCGTTCACCGGCACGTTCTCGCAGCTCTTCGCTGTGCCGTCCTTCCAGTCCCTCGCCGTAGGCGTGGGTAGCATTCCGCGCTTGGCCATCGTCGCCAGGGAGGGACTTCCTTTTGTCTTGAACTCCGTTCCGTCCCCGCGGCGGCCGTTGTTCCGGGTGCCGTAATGGCTCGCTGTCGGCGTGGGTAGCGAGGATGAAGAGTCGCTTGCGCAGGTGAGGCGCACCGGCGTCTTGCGCTGATACAATTTCCCACTCCGCATCGTACCCGAGCGAGCAAAGGTCTCCAAGGACGCGTCCGAGTCCTCGAACAGCAAGGTCTGGGACATTTTCCACGACGACGATTCGGGGTCGTATTTCGCCAATGAGACGCGCGAACTCGCGCCAGAGTCCTGATCGCTGCCCATCGATGCCCTCCCCTTTGCCTGCGCTAGATATGTCCTGACATGGGAACCCTCCGCAGATGACATCGCATCCGGGAAAGTCCTCGGAGCTCACGTCGCGCACGTCGGCGAAACGCTCGGCGTCCGGCCAGTGCGCTGCGAGCACCTTGCGGTTGAACGGCTCCAGTTCGACCTGCCACCTGGTGGTTCCGAGTCCAGCGCGCTCGAGCCCAAGCTCCAGTCCGCCGATGCCCGCGAACAGGCTCAGGATGTTCATGGCTTCCTCGGGCGGGTTGCGTGGTACTCGCCCACGACCTTCTGCATCTGCGACTGGTACTCTCTGAGCAAAGCCTCGCAGGCTGCCACCTTCGCCTTGAGCCTCCGTATCTCGAAGATGAGCTTCTCTATCTCGTGCCGCGCCGTGGTGCTCGGCGGCGGCTTTGGGTTGTTGCTTGGGCTCATGCTCAATCCGTGCAGTGACAGGGAAGCCCCGGGTCGGGGTCATCAAACGAGAAGGCCTGCTGTCGGCGCGAGTACTCCAAAAGAGTAGCGTAATCGGGTCGGTCCACGCGGAACCTCTTGCCGAGCCCGGAAGCCGTAGACTCCGCCTTCCTCTCAGCCTCCACCCACCAGTCGAAGTGCTCCGGCTCGGACTTCATGATTCGGACGAGCTTGCCGGTCTGCTTCAGAAAGCAGCCTACGCAGTTTCCGTAGTTGTTCCCATCCCCGGGAAGCGTCAGGTCGAAAGGCTGCTGCTTCCAGAAAGACA